TATAGTTTCGTGATAAAAACTTTCCCTTTGAGGCAGGGCATATTCATAACATTCTTCAAAGAGAGGAACAAAGTTTTCACGTTTAGCTTTAGCTTTGTCATACCTTTGAAGATAATTCTTGGCAATTTCATCCATTACATACCAAACCTTGAGAAGTATCCTTGACCTGTTTTGGCAGTAAGTAAGCTTCTTCTACCTTTGCCACCTGCACGTCTTGATCTGCGTAGAGCAGCCATGCTTTTCATTTTAGGATCATCAAAGATGTTTTCGCCTTGGCGATCTAACTGACCTTCAGTTACCGTTTGGTCAGACGGAGCCATATCAATAGCCGTTTCCAAAGAGTCTGCTTTGGCATCGGCAAGATCAGCTTGGGCTGTTTCTTTTGCAGCTTCGGCTTCCGCTTTGTTTTCTTTAAGTTGCTCATCTACTTTCGGGTCTCTTTTTCTGCCACACATTATTAGCTCCTAGTTTTTTTATCCATATGCACATAATTTAAAAAACATCAACGCACAATTACATACGCGCCCAAAATCCTTGTCTTCTTTGCTTTGGCTTATGCTTAGAAAACAAGTCAAAATTTCTATTTGCGACTACAGCTTTTGCAGGTTTCTGATTATTTAACAAGGCTCTACCTTCACCAGCACCTAGCATCATGTACTGTAACGCATCGTGAATATGAGAAAACATATTCTTATCGGGCTTATCCGCATAACGCTCACCAGATACTTCCATTCGTCTATACTGATACCCACCTTCAAAACCTTTAATAAGTTGTTGGCATCTTCTATCAATTAAAAATGCTGGCTTGCCCTCGACCATCTTAGTTAGCTGGGAAGAAACAGCTTCCAACCGAAGATCTACAGAGTTCGAAGGGGCTGGGAATGCCCTCAAACCAGCACCACGCAGAATATGGAAAGGGGTACTTTCGTCCGTCTGCGCTCTAAAATCCCCAGCAGGATCGCCATATATAAATACCTCAGATGCTTGGGAAAATCGGGAGGATATTTCCTCACGCAACACTTCGGCAAATCTAACAATCCCCATATCAAAAGCTACTATTTCAGACTGCACAAGCCAGCGGCCTCTGATTTTTTGTCCAAGAGTGGCTGCTGGAGTTAACCCAAAATCCAAACCAACGTATAGCGGTAGGCTTGCAGCTACTGCTATTTCTTCTTTGGCTATGTGTACTTCTGCAGCGAACATTGGATATATGGGCTTTCCATCTTGGATACTTCCCAATCTATTCATAACATACACATCAATCCAGCTTTTTGTTTTACCTGTTATTAAATTAGGGTAATAGCCTTTTAACATATGACTTATGTTTTCAGAGTCTTTATTAGGTTTATAGTTTACAACCTCACCATCTTCATCCCTTACTTCGAGCATTCCAGACGGTTGTTTAAAGAACTGCCAGTTATCAGGCTTAACTAACATTCGGGCCTGTTCTCTAGGAATATGATCAGGAACAGGAACTTCACCTGACATAATAGGCCACCAGTGATCTTCTTCAGGGGCATTAGTATCACATATTACCCCTGACCAACTCGGCCCACCTTCACGCATAGAAGGGAATCGACCAACACGCATAGTACACGCATCGATGATAGACTTCGGAACTTCTCTAGCTTCGTTAACCCAGACACCAGTTAACTCAAGTGATAAAAGTTTTTTGACATCTTCAGGTCTGTCTAATGCTAAGAAAATAACCTCAAGCTCTAGGTCATTCTTTTTAATGTTATGGGTATAAGGAACTGACCAAGTAAACTTTCCCCATGTTTCTTCGGGAAACCAATCAAGCCAAGTCTTTATAGTCGTTGTTCGAAGCTGTGGGTTTGTATTACGAATGATTGCCCATCGGCTTCTTCGAATACCTTTATCGTTTTTCTTTTGCATTAAGGCTCTACGAAAAACCTCAACACAACAACCAACAGATTTACCCGAACCTACTGGCCCTCGAATGCCACGAAAGAAAGTATCATCTTTCATAAAAGCCTTTAGCACATCGCCATCAGGCTTATACTTAAATTCAGTCATCTAAGACCTTTATCTACTCCAGCCTTGATCATACACTCTGCCACATCAGGACCAATATTATCAATAACATTGTCCAGCATGTAATTCGTAACGTAACTAGCACCGTGTTTTTCATCAAAGTGTTTAAAGTGTACCTTCTTAACTATCCCTCGAAGCATAGTAAGCTCCTCAGGCTTTAACGTATTTACAAAACTCACTCTTCCCAAGCCTCGTTAACTTCAGGCGTAGAAGGATCATCAGCTTTTAAAGTACCGTCTTTATTTCTTGCACGTTTCTTTTTAGGTTTAACGGCAAGATCTACCCACTCTAATCTTCGAGACTCAGATGTTCTTGTTCCACCTGTGTAAGTAGTTCCAGCAAGCTCATGAGTATCACCGTCATAAGCCTCATTACTATTTGCTATTATCCAAGGCATTACTTAGAATCCATAATTTTCTTTTGTAGATCCTTTGGCAAAGACTTTTGTTTCTTAGTTAACAAACTCTTTTTCTTTTTCTTAGGTCTTCCAACTTGAGAACCGTAGGTTCCTTTTCCCATAGGCATTTTTTTATCCTTTCCTATATGGTTTTACTTTCTTAGCAATCTTTTTCGGTTGAGCCACAAACTGCTTACCCTTTGCCTTACCCTCTCGTTTAGCTCTGGTTGTAGCTGCATATTCAGCATCACTAAGAGAAGCAATAGCTGCGCTAGGTAAGTACCGTTCACCTGTCTCACTAGACTTTTTGCCAGACTTGGTGCGCCACTTCTGCTTTCCCCAGTTTAGTAAAGATTTCTGAGACTTCTTCACTTTATCTCAAGAGCCTTTTTTAATTTATCAAGCATTTTTCTAGTCTGTTTTAAATTACTTTCATGATGGATTTTATCATCCATTTGCCTAATTCTTTCTACAGCCTCAAGAAATTCTGATTTTGTCATTGGGGGTATTTTTTTCCTTTTAAATAGTGATGCCATTATCTATAACCTCCGCCTTTCGCTTTATATTGTTTGGCAAGTAACTGTGCCTTTCGAGCAGACCACTGACCAGCAGCCGTACCTTGTACAGCCCTTGCTTTAATTCTTTGAAACAAAGTCTTTCTCATCTTAGGCTTTGTATAATTACCTGCTGCATTAACTGCCATTTTTAGTCTTCTCAAATATTAAATCCTGAACCCTAACCAACTCACTTGTTAGCTTTTTATAAATAGGATTCTTCATCATTTTATTTTCTCTTGCATCGAGGAGAGTATTCATAGTCTTACCAACAGCCTTCTTCAAAAGACTTTTATCCTTATAAATAAACCTATCGCTATCAGAACCAGCTTGTTCAGCAACACCAATACCAGATGCATCTTCCATAACCTTAATACGCTTCCTTAACGTAGAAGCCTGTTTTCTTAAATCAGATACACTTTCTGCCATTACCACTTCACCTTATGCGACCAATATCTAGCACTTAACTTACTAGGATTACTATCCTGTGCGTTATGCCTAGCGTAATAACTTCTCTTTCTTGCCTTGTCCTTTGCAGACTTAGGATTCTTTCCAGCACCCGACACTCCTTGTTGACCAAACCTAATTGTCTTCACTGTATTACCATCTTTAGCCACAACAACGTGACTCTTCGTAGGATGACTAGGAGTTCGCTTGGGTTTGTTAACACCACTAACGCCAACTCTCTTCAATAAACTTTGTACTTTATCTGGACTAGGTAAACTCATATTCGACCCTTAACATATAAAAATATTTTTTGCATCGTACTTTTTAGAAAAAAATGTTTGTGGTAGATCCCTTGCAACTTTCATGGTTACGTTTTTGACCCGCCCCCCATAGTGTGATTAATTTCTAGGTAGCACTTACGCAGGAACTGTATCTGACGTAGCGTGATGTCCCGAAGGGCATATAGCTACTCAGCATAATGTGTGCGGTAGCACTCCGTATCCCATCAGCCAAGGTCTATGCTCACTGTAATATCTCCAGCTACCTGTACCTGCGCTCTATCTATTGGCTTGAACCCTGCTCGATCCAGTATATCCTTGGCCGCTTCCAACTGTACATGCTCTGATCTAGCACCTTGAGCCAACGTCATCACCTTCGATGCTGCCATCGTAGCGTTCAATCCTAACTGATCTTGGATACGCGACATCATATACTGCTGCACATGTGGGAGCCGTATCGTTTTGCTTGCACTTACTCTTCCAGATTCACCCTGTGCGTATCCAGCGTCAGCTGCAGCTTGTCTGATCGAACACCCAGTGGCTACAAGCGTATCAACTAGCCTTGTCTGTTTTGGCGTTAGTTTACGGTTTACTAATGTATTCATCTGTTACTCCTTGATGCCCCCCTCTCCCTCTCTCCCCCCATCTATACCACGCCAAAATATACCTTTGTCAACGCACATTATGGGCCATTTCCGCGATTATTGTGTGGCCTTGCCACTCTCTTTTTTGCGGAAACCGCGTCACTCATCAAAGACAGAGCCTCGCAGAGTCTCTGCCGCCTTGCGGTGAGTACCACTTGTCCAAGGGGGATTGATCGTGCAAATCCCCCTCGCTATTGCTCACCCCAAAAGCGTTCTAGATAGGCCTCGCTAAAGCTCGGTAGATATATGAGATAGAAGAAATATGACCAACACGAAGCTCGCGTCTGGTCACCACCGTCATGGCCTATCCAGAACCCTAGGTAAATACGGACGTAGTTGCGTATTGACCTACGAACCATGG